AATATTGCCAAACTAGCCAAGTAGTGCGGCGGCTTCATCTGCTGTTAATCCAAGTTTGTCTAAAACGGCTTGACGGGCTGCGGCTTTGGCGGTTTGTGCTTCGGCTTGTGCTTCGGCTTCGGCGTGTGCCGCTTCAATTTGTGCGGCTTCGTCTGCTGTAGCGTCGCGCACTATGTCATCTATTTGTATTTTGTATGTCGCCATTTTTTACCTAACTGTTTTGGTATCCGTAAACCCGAATAGTTCCACCTGTCAAAGTTCCAGTTGAAGGCGTAATAGTAAAATCTGTGTAACTAGTTGCAACACCGTGAAACCCGTTTGTTTGTGCGCCTTCGTCGTTATATGCAATGCCGCAAGAAAAATAAGTATATTTTGCTAAAAATGGATTATTTATATCCATAATCATTTCTAAACCGCTGCTATTGCCTGTGCCTGTTCTAGTCCACGAACTATCGTTTGAATTTGCGCGACCAGTAACTACACCTGTTGAATAATTTATGCCTGCTTGCGCTTGATAATAACCTGTTGTAGATGCACCTAATTTAAAAAACATTGTATGATTTGCGCTTGCAGCGCCGCCTGTTATTAAAATTTTGTAAGCGTCATAAGTAGCACTAAACGCACCCGTAACCGTAACACTAGAAACCGTAGTGCCAATAGTTTGAGCAGTAACCAAAGTCAAACCGTTAGCTGCCGCAAAACTAAAATTTGCGTTAAGCGAGGCAGCTGTTAAAACTTGACCGGCGGTATAAGTAGTTAATGGCATAGTGACCTCACTTTACCCTAAAACATTGTCAGCGTTCAGGATACCAAATGACAAATCGTCAAGGATTAACTCGTAAACAACGGTAGTTGGCGACGTAAAGTACGTGACGCTATGACCGCTGTTTACGTTGATCGTATGCTCGATGCCCTCGACTGCCAGTTCCTGTGCAAGTTCAGTCGTTGTCACACCCGATACAAATGATTTCTCAATAGTAATTGTGTCGCCCACGTCGATCACGGCCACCGTGTCACGTTGCGCGTTTGTCAACAAAGCAAATGATGTAGCCAAAGACGTGTACCGCGCCTCAGGTTCAGGGTCAAGCAAATATAAAGCCAAGTCAAGCGCTGCCGTGTCGTTATGCAACAGGCTGTTTGTGATGCTGTAAGTCTGCACAAAATACTTTGCTTGACTACCAGCATCGTCAGCGACCTGCGGATTATTACTGCCAAGTATCTGTACGACTGCGCGGTTAGTTACCTGATCGGCCTCAAATGTTATGCCTACGCCGTTATACGGAATGTTTGTCCCGTCATCATGAAAATCGGCTACTGACGGTGTAAGCGTTGTGCCGAGTCGAGCGTCAAACACTAAATCGCCCGTACGTGACATAAACAAACGACCCTGCTCAGCGACGTTTACGTTAGACAAATAGCCAAGCACGTTTGTACCTTGCGGAATAGTAAACGCCGCTGCACCGCCAAGAGTTTGTGTGCCTGTAGCAATGTCACGGCTTAACGCTGGAAACGCCACCTCAGGTCTATCAAGCACCGCTGTGACTCGAGCGCTGCTCAATTGCTCGCTGACATTAAATTCGTCTAAATATGTTTGTGCTAACAAATAAAAATCGTCTGCACAAAACACGGTCACCGTGTCTAAACCGCCCAACGCAAAATTGTAGTCAAAATTTACAACGACCCCGACAAAGAGGTACTCTTTGACGTTTAGCGAACTGTAACGCGACAAGCGCACTCGACGCATAGGCGCTAAACCCGGCTGGGCTAGCGGTGTGTCGTAGTACGGCGACTGCGTGTCAAACGGGTTAAAAATGCCTGTTGTGTCAAGCATTGTGAACGACATAGTGCCAGCACTAAATTGATCGCCCTGATCGCGACGACCACGCCTAACCGAAATGCTGTTTACGCCGTCAAGCACACTCGCAAAATCTGTTGTACCGTCAAGCACGTAAGTCGTGTTGTCAAGAACTCCAGCGGTTGCATCGTCAAGCAAAAATGCGTCTTGCAAAAACCCTGTGTCAATTTCTAAGTCATAGTTGCCACTAGCAACAACGGCTGTACCTGCCATTACACGGCTATCTGTAAGTCAAGTGGCCCGTTAGTGCGCTGGTAGGCCAGCAAACTATTTAACACGCTTTGACCGATCTCGGCGCTGGTTGACATACCGCCAGTCACGTTGATTGTTACGTCGCCACTACCGCGCGCCGCAATGCGCTCAGCGTTACCAAACGTTGTTAGTGCGCCTTGAATGGTTACTAGGTTGCCACCGCCACCAATGCCACCGCCACCACCGCCGCCACCTGTACGGCTACCGCCACCGCCACCACCGCCACCGCCAATGATCGCTGAAGGCAAACTAGGCATACTTGGCAACGCAGGCGTGATACTGCCCGTACCGCCCTCTCGAGCCGCACCACCACCACTAACCGCACTACCGCCCCCGCCACCACCCATACGTGGCAATGTGATTTGTGGAATGTAAGGCACGTCATTTCCAAAATTTAATAAATTGTAAGCACGTATCAAAACGTTAATAACAGAGTTAAACGCGTTAACAAAATTTTGCATGGTTGACATAATTGCATTAAATACGCCGTTAACAACATCGCGAAACGTTTCAAATTTGTTATATGCAAAAACTAAATAACCAGCAACAGTTAATAACGCACTTCCGATTGCAATTAAAGGGTGAGCATTAACTGCAAGGTTCATGGCAAGTACGGCAACCGAAACGGCTGTAACTGCTTTAGCAACGTTCATAAATTTTTCAGGATTTGCTTGCGCCCAATCAGCCAACATTTGCAATTTTGGCAAAACTTTCATAAGTAAAGGCAACAACAATGCGCCAATGCTTTCTTGAAATTCACCGATACTGTTTTTTAATATCTTAAATTGACCCGCTGCTGTGCCGGCTGATCGAGCAGCAGCGCCACCAAAATTGTCGTTTAACGCCATCATCACTTCATCAAGTGACGCACCGTCTTTAATCATGCCTTTCATTTCAGGCGATAACGCTGCAAGACCTTTCATATTGCCCGCATAAGCAGAAGCCAAGGCCTCAGAAACAGCGGTCAAATTAGCCCCGGTGCTACTAGCAATATCTTGCGCTAGACCTAGTGCGCTAGTTGCCTCACCAACATTCTTTGTACCAACAAGCAACGCTGCAAACGCTGGTCGCAGTTCGCTGTCAGCCGTACCAGTCGCCCTTGACATAACCGAGATCATTTCCTCAGTCGCTGCAACAGTTGCATCAGTAGCGCCAACCACGTTTTGCATCGTGTTAGCCAAAATTGCCTGTTGTTGTTCATCCTCGGCTGCCGCCTTAGCAGCCAAACCAAGCGCACCAGCCACCGCCGTCAAAGCTGCTGCCGCAGGTATCGCCGCTTTCTTAATAGCAAATTGTGCTTTCTCGCCAACAGTTTCTAATTGCTTAAATTCTTTAATTGCTTTGTCAATGCCCTTGCCGTCAAACTCAGAGACAATTGGAATACTTAAAGCCATTACAAACCTGCCTGCACAACGCGCATAGTTTTAGCAATCATCTTTGTCATCTCAGCCTCAATACCACGACGCGCTTTATACACGGCTGGCCCAATAATTCGAGTGCGACCAGCGCCAACGAACCCAAGTGCGTTACCCAATTTGTTTGAGGTAGCACGACCGGCTGTTTCAAAGATTGCGGCCGCTGGGTCTTTTTGCTCAATAAGAATTACGCCAACGGCGTTACGTCGAGTGTCAAAACGTACCTTTACGCCGTTAACTGCTTTTGCAACTGTAAACGGAAAGTTAAGACGATCACGGCCTTCTTCTCGCCATTTATATTTCATGCCCGATAGCGGTAACTTGACTGCAAATACTTTGTAAACATCTTGCGCTGCTTTAAGCGCTGGCGCTGCAATAGCGGTTGCGTCTGCCTTAAAATCTTTTTGCAACTGTGGGTCAATTTTACGCAAAGAGTTAATAGTCTGCTTAACCCCGACGACCTCAATAGTTGTTGATGCTGGCATTGC